CGGCGAATGCTTCGTTCGCCTGCTGCCGGCCGAGATCACGCTAGCCAATCCGATCGGCCTGCGGCTGCAGGTGCTGGAGAGCGATCACCTCGATACCGCCCGCACTGGCATTGTGGAGGGGGCGCCGACCATCCAGGGCATCGCGCTCGGGGAGGCCGGTGAGCCAGTCGGCTACTGGCTTCATCGCGTGCACCCCGGCGCATCCTGGGTTCTGCCGGGCGGTGTGACCTGGCTCAGCAGCCAGCGCGTGCCGGCGCGCGACGTGCTGCACATCTATCGCAAGCGCCGCCCCGGCCAGCTGCGCGACGTGTCCTGGCTCGCCCCGGTCCTGACCCGCCTGCGCGACCTCGGCGACTATGAGGCCGCGCTGCTGATGAAGGCCAAGATCGAGGCGTGCCTTGCCGCGGTGGTTTCGGAGGACGGGGACGAGGCCATGACCGGCCCGGCGTCGGGCCTGCTGCGCGACGCGCAGGGGCGCACGGTGGAGAGCTTCGAGCCCGGGATGATCCTGTATCGCCGTGGGATGGGCTCGGTGGAGGTAGTGAATCCGAGTGGGGGCGGCAGCCACGCTGCCTTCGCGCGGCGCGCGCTGGAAGCCTCCGCCGTTGGCACCGGCCTGACCTACGACCAGGTCGCCGGCGACCTGACCCAGGCGAACTACTCCAGCCTGCGGGCCGGCAAGATCGAGTTTCGCCGCCTCTGCGAGCAGGTCCAGTACGGCATGCTCATCCCGATGCTGGTGCGCCCCATCGCGGACCGCTTCCACGCGCAGGGCGCGCTGCTCGGGCTGTGGGGCGCCGACGTGCCCGATGGCCTGTCCCATGTCCCGCCCGCGCACGAGATGATCGACCCGCTGAAGGACACGACGGCGCTGATCGCGCAGGTCCGCGCCGGCTTCGTGCCGCAGCCGGAGGCGGTGGGCGCCTTTGGCTACGACTTCCGCCAGGCGGTCGAGATGATCCGTGAGGCGAACGCCCTGCTCGACGAGGCCGGCATCTCCCTGGACACGGACACGCGCCGCGTCGCGAAGTCCGGCGCTGCGCAGGATGCCGCGCAGATGGCCGCCGTCGAGATCGCCGCCACCGGCGCCGCCGCGCCGCCACGGCCCAATCCAACTCGTGGAGACCCCGCATGACGGCCGGCGCATATGATCCCGTCGAGGACATGCTCAAAGTGAAGTCCGTCCAGAAGAAATGGCGCGACAGCTTTACCGGCGCGGACCTCAACCCGGGGCGATGGACCAGCCAGATCGGCAGCGGCGCGACGATCAGCGTCGCCAGCGGCGCCCTCACGATGGCGAGCGGCACCATCGCGGACGCCGAGAGCTGGGTGCTCAGCACCGAGACCTTTACCGTGCCCTTCCGGGTTTCGATCGGGCTGACGCTCTCGCAGCGCATCGCCAGCCAGAGCTTCTGGATTGAAGCCGTCAGCGTGAACCGAGAGACGGGTCTGCCGGACGGGCTGCACGCTCTCAGCCTGCTCTTCGACGGCATCACCGCCACCCAGGCGAAGTACGAAGTGCAGAATGGCGGCCTCGCCCGCCTGACTTCGGCCGCCGTCACCTTCCCAAGCACGGCGGCGAACGGCGTCTACGAGATCGAGCCCTTCGCCGATGAGGCGTGGTTCCATGGCGGCACGCTCGACGCCACCACCGGCCGGGCCAATTCCTACCGCCGGCACCAGCAGATCCCGGATCCCAACGCGCTCTACAAGGTCCGGCTGCGCTGGCTGAACGGGGCCACGCCGCCGGCCAGCAGCACAAATGCCGTGGTGCAGTACATCGCCGTGCAGGACTATGCCGAGCTCACGGCCGAGATCACCGCCGGCCGCGGCCAGTCGGTGGCCGGGCAGAGCGTGGCCGTCGGCGTGGTCAGCATGCCGGCGGTGAGTGCGGTGGGCGGCCAGGCGCGCAACACCTCGGGCGCGGTGCCGGTGCTGGCCGCCACCGGCTACTCGGCCAACCCGGCCGCGGTGACCACCGCGCGCGGCGTCGATCTGCTGGCGACGCTGATCGGGGCGCTGGTCACCAAGCCCTACGCCATCCCAGAGGCCGACTGGCAGTACGCCGGCCCGATCGCTGGGCTCACCACGGCCGTCGACACGGTGGCCCGGGCGGCGGCCGGCGCGGGGATCCGCAACTACGTGACGGGGCTGCAGGTGCAGAACACCTCCGCCACGGCCAGCGAGTTCCAGATCAAGGATGGCGCCACGGTGCTCTGGCGATGCCTGCTGCCGGCGAACAGCGCCTTCCTCGACATCACCTTCCCGACCCCGCTGCGGGGGACGGCCAGCACGGTGCTGAACATCCAGGCGGTCACCGCCGGCAGCGTCGTGGTCGCCAATCTGCAGGGTTACGCCGCGCCGTAGGGCGCTCCGCCAGGACAACCGCATGACCGAGACCACCGAGCCAGCCGGGGCAGCCCCCGCGCCGGAACCCTTTGCCGCGCCCGATCGAGTTCCCACCGCGGGGCAATCGATCACGGCGCACCGCGCCCTGGCCGCGCCGGCCACTGTCGATCGCGTCGCGCGCACGGTCGAGGTGGTGTGGAGCACCGGCGCGCGTGCGCGCAACTACGTCCCCGCCCTCGGCCTGATCACCGAGGAGTTGGACATGTCGCCCAATGCGGTTCGCATGGACGGGCTGCGCTCGGGCCAGGCACCGGTGCTGAACACCCATCGGCGCGGCGATGCCCGCGACGTGCTCGGCCGCATCACCGCCGCCCGCCTCGAGCGCGGCCGCGGCTATGCCACGCTGCAGTTCTCCGCCGCAGCCGACGTCGAGCCGGTCTGGCAGCGCATCGCCGACGGCACGCTGCGCGCGGTCAGCGTCGGCTATCGCGTGCACCGCTACGAGCCGCGGCCCGATGCCACCACCGGCGAGACCGTCCACCGCGCGGTGGATTGGGAGCCCTTCGAAATCTCCGTCGTGCCGATCCCGGTGGATCGCGACGCCGCTGTGCGCGGACAGGGCGACCAGGGCGTCCCTGTCCCCGCGATCGAACCCGCCCTGTCCGCTGAGGATCACCCCATGCCCGAGACCACACCGGAAGCCCCGGCTGCTGCCCCGCTCCAGGAGACACCCGTGACCACCACGCCCGCCGCTTCGTCTGCTGCCCCCGTTCCCGAACCCACCCGCGCCGCGCCCGATCTCGACGCTGTCCGCGCCGAAGCCCAGCGCGCCGAACGCGAGCGCCTCGTCGGCATCGACGCCGCCATCGAGGCCGCCCGCGCCCTGGTGCCGGCCGAGCGCATCCCACCCATCCGCGCCGAGGCGATCGAACGGGGTTGGTCGGCGGATCAGGTCCGCCGCGCCCTGTTCGACATCCTGGTCGCAGCGGCTCCGAGGCCTTCTCTGCCCGCCCGTCCCGAGACCGGTCCTGGCCAGGACGACCCCGCCCTGCTGATCGATGCCATGGCCGAGGCGCTCGCCGCCCGCTCGATGCCGGGCTACCAGCCCAAGGGGAATGGCCGCCATGCGGAGTTCATGGGCTGGCGCCCCTCCGACATGGTGGGCGAGCTGCTGCGCGCCCGCGGCGAGCGGAACGTCCCGCGCAATCCGACCCTGCTGGCCGAGCGCGCCTTCCACACCACATCCGACTTCCCGCTGCTGCTCTCGGCCGCGGCCAACAAGATGCTGCTCGCCGCCTATCAGCCCGCGCAGCCCTCCTATCGCCAGATCTTTCTTCGCCGCGATTTCCGGGACTTCAAGCCGCACCGCCACCTTCGCGTCGGCGATTTTCCGACGCTGTTGCCGCTACTGGAGAATGGCGAGATCCAGGCCGGGACGATGTCCGAGAGCCAGGAGATCGTCCTGCTGCAGACCTTCGCGCGGCGCATCCGCGTCACCCGGCCGATGCTGGTCAACGACGACCTCGGCGCCTTCACCGACTTCGCCAGCATGATCGGCCGGCGCGTCGCTGACTTCGAGAACGCCACCGCCTACGGCCTGTTGGGTTCGGCGAATGGCGATGGCCCGACGCTGAGCACCGGCAACACCACGGTCTTCGGGACCGGCGCCGCGCGGGCGAATAAGGCCGCGGCCGGCAGCGCGCTCGACCTGACGAACCTCGCCTCTGGCCGCGCGGCCATCATGCGCCAGCGCACCCTGGATGGCCTGCCCATCGCCGTCGGTTCCTCGATGCGCCTGGTGGTCGGGCCGAACCAGGAGCTGGCGGCGCGGCAGCTGACCGTGGCGGTGCAGGCCAACCAGACCAGCAACGCGAATGTCTTCGCGGGCTTCGTCCAGCCGCTGGTCGAGCCGCTGATCCAGGCGAACCGCTGGTACCTCTTCTCCGAGCCCAGCGCGGCACCGGTCTACGTCTATGGCTACCTGAACGGGGCAGAGGGTCCGCAGGTCACCACCGGGCCGGTCTCGGGCGTCGATGGCGTCGAGGTCAGCGTGATCTTCGACTTCGGTGTCGGCGCCATCGACTGGCGCGGCGCCTGGTTCAACCCGGGCACCTGATCCCGGCTTCCTTCGGGACGCCTTCTGCGTTTGAGGAGACCTCCTTCCCATGCGGAACTTCATCCAGCCGGGCAACAGCCTGGCCATTGCCGTGCCCTATGCCAGCGGCGTCACCGCCGGTCAGGGCGTGCTGGTCGGCGCGCTGTTCGGCGTCGCCGCCACGGACGGCGCGCAGAACGCCACCATCGAGGCCCAAACCCAGGGCGTGTTCGACATCACGAAGCAGCCCGCGCTCGCCATCACCGCGGGCGCCCGGGTCTTCTGGGACGATACCAACCGCCGCATCACCACCACGGCGACCGGCAACTTCCAGGTCGGCATCGCCACCCAGGCCGCGCTCGCCGCCGATACCACGGTGCGGGTGTGGCTGAACCGCGTGCCACCTTCGGGGTCCTGACGATGCGATCCCCGCTTCTGGAGCGCGACCGGCAGCGCTTGGCCGGCGTCCATCCCGACCTGGTCCGCGTCGTCGAGCGGGCCCGGCTCGCGGTGCCCTTCATCGTGGTGGAGGGGCTGCGCAGCCGGGAGCGGCAGGAACGGCTGGTGGCGATCGGCGCCAGTCGCACGTTGAACAGCCGCCACCTCACCGGCCACGCCGTCGACCTGGCCTATTGGCTGGATGACGGCGATGGCGCGCCCGAGACCGGCGAGGTGCGCTGGGACTGGCCGCTGTATCGGCAGTTGGCCACGGCCATGAAAGCCGCCTCGGCCGAGGAAGGCGTCGCCCTGGCCTGGGGCGGCGACTGGAAGAGCTTCCCCGACGGCCCGCATTTCGAACTCGATCGGAGAGTCTATCCGTGAACTACCTCCTCGCCCGCCTGCGCGAGCAGGGCACGCACACCGGCGTCGCCCTGTTCTCGGCCATCATCCTGCTGGCGCAGATTGCCGGCATCGACCTGCGCAACCTGGCCGACAGCGCGGTCGGTATCGCAACCGCCCTCGGCGCCCTGGCCGCAGCGGCCAAGACCGTGCTGCCGGATGTGCCGAAGGAGCCGCCGCGGTGAGCGGCGCAGCCTTCGCTGCGGCGCTGGCCACGCTGCATGCAGACCCGAACATGGGCACCGACGCGGAGTGGCGCGCGGCGGCGGGCGGTGCCTGGCGCCCCGTGCGCGTGCTGCTCTCCGCACCCGCGGACGACGTGGCAGGCCTCGGCGGGCCGGGTGCCCGCGCCGGGGCGCTCAAGGCGACACTGCGCGCTGCGGACCTCGCGCCCGACACGCCGCGCCGCGGCGATCTTCTGCGCCGGCTCTCGCCGCCCGAAACCTGGCGCATCGAGGAGGTCGAGCCCGACCCGCTCGGCCTCTCCTGGCGCCTGTCCCTGGCGCGCTCGGCATGAGCGGGACGGTGCCGCTGCGCGAGGCCGCGCTCGCCGCCATCGCGGATCGGCTGGTGACGCAGCTGCCCGGCGTCGCTGTCGAACGCGCCCGTCGCGCGCCCGTCGACACCGACGCCGAACCCCTGCCGCGGCTAGTGGTGCGCGGCGACGACATCGAGGCCGACGACAGCCAGGAGCCAGGCCGCACGCACTACCGCATCGGCTTCGGCGTCTCAGGCTTCGTCGCCGGCGCCACCGACCTCGCTACCGAACAGGCGCTCTCCCTGCTCCACGCGCGCACCGTCGCGGCGCTCGCGGGCTGGACGCCCGCCCCCCCTGGCCTCGGCGACATTGCCGAGCAGGGCGCCGAGTTCCGCCTCTACGACGCCGAGGACTCCGCCCGTTCCGCCGGCGAGTTCCTCGCCCGCTTCACCATCCTCGCCGTCGGTCCCACCGGCGGCCACTGGTCGTCCTGAACCCCTGTCCTGAAGGAGCCGCGCGATGAGCATCGATCTCGTCCGCATGCGCTTTGCCGCCGTCGCGGCCAAGATCGAGACCACCGCCGGCGTCGATTCCATCGGCGGCACGCCCGCCGCCGCCGACTGGCTTGCCGCCGACTGCGAGATCGACTTCGACCCGGTCACCGTCGAGAACCCCGAGCTCACCGGCTCCCTCGACCGCTCCCCCAGCATCGTCGGCGGCCTCAAGCCGCGGATCCGGCTCCGCGTGCTCCTGCGCGGCTCCGGCACCCCCGCCACCGCCCCCGAGTGGGGAAGGCTGCTGCGCTGCTGCACCTTCTCCGAAACCACCAACGCCGCCCTCGCCGCCACGGCACTGCCGGCGGCCGGCCACACCACCAACAGCGTCACCCTGCCCGCCACGCCCTATGGCAACGCCGCCCAGCAATACCGCGGCCAGCCTCTCCTGCTGACCGGCGCCGTCGCCGACACAACCGGCATCACCGACTACACCGCCGGCCGCGTCGCTACCCTCGCCAGCACGCTCTCGGCCATGCCGGCCGCCACCACCAGCGCCGCCATCCCGGCCAACATCCTCTACGCGCCCACCTCGGACGAGGCGGTCTATCGGACCGCGACGCTCTACTTCTACGCCGACGGGCTGCGCTGGCGGTTCACCGGGGCGGTCGGCACATGGAGCCTCGAGCTGTCCACCGGGGGCATCGGCGTCCTGGTCTTCGAGCTGCGCGCCCAGCTGCTCGACAAGTCACTCGCGGCGCTGCCCACCGGCTGGAACACCACCATCCGCCCAACGCCTCCGCGTTTCGTCGGCGGCCGCTGCCAG